CTGGGGTGACTGCATCTGTGCGTTGTTCAGAATACCAGCGTTATACTTGATATACTGATCCATACCGTAATCGCGGTCTTGTTCGAAACGAGAACGCTGGTCTTGTAGCTCAGCCGCTTCACGCGACTGTAGTTGAGCACCTGCCCCCGCCATGCGGTCGCCGATTTGACCTTGCATACCGAAGGCGTTGCCGTAAATCGAAGCCAGATTGTTGTTAGCCGAGACTGCATTAGAATAATCTTGGTTTTGCTGTTGAATGCTGCGATCCATCAGTTGCTGCTGAATGTTAGCCCCGACATCAGCCCGACGATCGTTGTAACCACGCGAAGCAATTGCATCAGCAACACCAGCGCGAGAGCTGTTGACGTTGTTGGTAGCCATGGCAGACTGGTTGATACCAGGCAGCGTCTGCTCTTGCAGTCTGCGCGTGTCATCGCGCATTGCCGCATCCAAAAGGGAACCATAGTTGGCAGGGTTGGTGGCATATGCAGTCGCGTTGTCTAAGGTCTGGCCTCTTTGGGCCTGGTCGTACAAACCTGCAGCGTTGTTAGCGAAATTGCCGGCCGTCTGCATGAAGTTTGCAGGTTGACCCATCATCTGCTGACCAGTGTTACCTAGATACTCGTAACCTTGCTGGGAGTACGGGTTAAAACCCGCTAATGTTTGACCATCATAATTTCCCCGCTGCAGACCATCGTCAAGGTAGGATTCCGCGTTAGTGTACATCCGTGACACAAACGGCTTAGACAGATCAAAGCCAGCCATTTGGCGGCGTGAGGCTGCATCCATGGCGTCTGCTTGCTTGCTGGCTCCAGCATAAGAGGCTGCGCCGCCTACTACTGCTGCTGCTGTTGCTGCTATTGCAAAACTCATTTGCTTTCTCCGATTTTATTGATAAGAGCATCTATGTGCTCGGTTTGCATTGGAGTGAGCTCGAGATCATCGAAGCTCTTAGCCAGGACCTCACGTTCAATCTCATTAACGTCAAGATTGTCGGTTCGATGTACCGTGATCAGAGTACTGTCCTCATGCGCGTATAAGATACGCTTGGTTCCGGCTAAAGTTATACCGTTGTGAGGGGCCTGTATCCGCTGCTCTCCGTCTTGTTCTGTTATTATCGACAAATCACCCTTGGTAATGAAATAGGGGTGGTTTCTGGCGTGAATATGACCAACAACAATCGTGCCAGCCGCCATGTCCATCTGTCTTATGTACTGACCATCCGCAAAATTATGCGTAACAGGCACCAACGCACTCATTGCGTTGTGCCCTAGACGGTCATCGCTCTCTTCTACTGCCCCCTGGAAGCGCATAAGCGCATCTCGGAAGGCTCCCTGGTCGGCCTTGTGCTTAAGAAATGATCTGTACTCATCCCCGAGGGCTAAAGCCGGTGCCAGGCGGTCTATACGCCGACCCACGCGGTGCCGTTGTAAACCATTAGGCCGGTAGTGCCGTTTCCTAAAGGGTCCCAAGGGCTAACGGCGTAACGCACCATACCCTTCAGGGGGTTACTGGGGGCTTGGTCAGTCACTTGGATTGAAGCCTCAGCGGCTTGTCTCGCAAACACCTCAATACGCTGCAGCTCGTCTTGTATATAACGCCGAGCATCATCTTCGCTAAGGACTGGGTATTGCCCACGAGTGTAGTTATTGACGATCAAGTCTTGCTTTTCATTGATAGCCATATGGTGCTACCTCCGTCCGGTGGCGGTTACTTCCAAATCAAAGCCACTGAACTCAAAGTCTTTCTGATCGGCGACTGTAATCTTGTAACTCAGGTATCGACCGGCAGCTCTGGTGTCGATCTTGTAGTCAAGGTTCAGATCGAAGGTGACTGCGTTGTCGTAGTTGGGTGTTCCGTTAGGCACATCCGCAGCCCCGAACTGGAACGACAGAGTAGTGTCGTCGGTGTTCTTTGTCATAGCCTGAGGGTAGATGCGGCTGATGTTCTTATAGCCTCTCAGCTCGTTTTGAGCCTCATCTAGGTCAATGCCTACACGCTCTAACATGGCAGGTTTGTTAGCCTCGGTGTCATAACTAAAAGACACCTGACCATTATCGGCTAAGTCCATGACGTATATCTTGTTACTTGTAATACCGTTGGCAGAGCTGCTTGGGCCTACAAACACAGAGTGACGAGCGAAGCTGTCTTCCTGGTCGTAGTATGAGCCGCCTACAGTGTTGTAAGTTAGGCCGGAGGCCGTGCCGTAGGTTTCAACTGTGTTGACGTTAGCTAAGCTTGCTGAAGCCACATCCGGCAGGTCGGCAAACGACCAGGTATTATTCTTATAATTATACACGGCAGCTCGGTTGCACCTATCCGTATTAGGAAAGCCGACAAGCTCATCACCTGACACATAGCAGAAGTAAATCAAGTTTAGCTCTGAG